GAGGATTGCTCAGACTCGGAGACCGATACCCTTTGATGACTCAAACTAAGGGCGGGTCACTCAAGTTTCGCGCGAAGCGCGTTTTTATCACCTCCCCCCGGAGCCCTGAGGAAACGTTTGTTAACGAGACCGAGGACATGTGGCAGCTTTACCGCCGTATGGCTGTTGTCAAGGAGTTTAAGGCTAACGACGAGGTTGTTACGCATTATACGTTTGGTGATGTTTACGTCCCTCAGGTTAATGTCAATGTAGCCGGTTTTGTGCCTAATGTGTAAAGAAAGAATTTGGAAAATCACTTTATTTATCATGGCGATGCCCATGGATACTGCTTTTCAGAGCGCTGCCGAACAGGGTCGTAGAGTTTTGTCCCGTGCTCAGATTAATCGAGTGTTGAGCGCTAGGAGCGCTCGAAAGTTTCCTTACAGTACTTACGGTCGTAAGGTCTACCGACGCGGTACTCCCGCAGGCGTTGCCCAGTATGGAACGTCTCAGCGTTCCGCAACCCCTATGCAGCGCCAACAGCGTGCTATGGATGGAATTATTGGATCAGGAGCGTACGGTTTTGCTTCAGCAGGGCGTTCTGTTGGGGCTCGTGTTGGTCGTTATCTTGGGAACAGATTGGGCCGCACTGGCCTTGGGGATTTGGGCCTTGCAGGCGAGAGGTTAGGCCAGTTTGCTGGAGGCATGGCCGGTAGTGCACTGAGTGCACGTATAACTGGTTCTGGTTCTTACGAAACCAATTCCCTTTTTAAGGGAGGCATGGGTGTTCCTCAGTTTGCCTCCACTTCCGATGAGACTGGTGCCTTGCATATTACTCATTGCGAGTATGTCCAGGACGTACTTGGTACGGCTGACTTCACCAACAACGCGTTTCCCATTAATCCTGGCGATCCTGCGTTGTTTCCTTGGCTTTCGCAAATCGCTGCTAATTATGACGAGTACGAGTTTTCCGGACTTGTCTTTACGTTTCGCTCTGTCACTGGTGACCTTGCCACCAGTACTGCGCAGCTGGGCACTGTTATTATGTGCACCAATTACAACGCCGGTTCTGCACCTTTTACTTCCAAGCAAGCCATGATGGAGTATGATGGTGCCGCTCGCGTTAAGATCAACGAGGATCTTATGTCCGGTGTTGAATGCGACAAGTCTAAAATGTCTGGCGGCGGCGCTTTGTTTGTCGCTTTAAACGGCACTGTCCCTGATGGGCAGGATTTGAAGACTTATTATCACGGTCTTTTTCAGATTGCCGTTAACGCCAGTTCTAGCACTGGCCAAATCGGCGAACTTTGGGTTTCGTATAAGGTTACCCTTCGCAAACCTAAGTTTGCTGTTACCATCGGTCTTCAGATTCCAACGTCCGTTTTGACTCTGGCTATGAATTCTAGCACCATTACAGTCAATTCTGGTGTTTTGACTACTCCGTCTCCTAACACTATTTACACCACTCTTGCTCAGTTTAACAACCTTGAAGACGTGAATTACACAGGCGGTGTTTTTCCTTCTTCTCTTCAAGTTGTGTCTCGGGGGTTGCCTAACCCTTCTGCCAATCCTCCCGTCACGAAGAACTACGCTGGTTGGCAGTTGAGTTGCCAACCAGGTTACTTTCAGGTTTTTTATGTCGTTCCTACTTGGCTGCAGAACGGCACTTATAAGGTTTCAGTTACCTTTAGGAACGTTGGAAGTGGTACTGCCCCTACTGGTAATTGGTCTATTTCGCCAGTTGCCAATGCCACTGGTAACGGTTTGACTTTGTTGTCCAGTTACGTTCCAACGGGTGCTGGGAATTCTCAGATTTTCGTTGAGAAGATGGCTGCGGCTTCATTTTCTATCAACCGCAGTCAACAGAACACTGGTGTAGCACAGTACATTCGTTTCGAATTTGTAGCTAGCGTTGGTACCTTGTTGTATGGCGACGGTTCCGATGCGGGTGTTGGTGCTTTTCAACTTGAGCTTTTACAGGTGAATAACCAGATTGCCTCTGTGGCACCAGCACCTTTGGCGTAGGCAAGCAAAAGCTTGAAGTTGGTTTAGACCCATGGAACGTTTCCTTGTTGTAAATTGTTTCATAATTTGATGGAGAGGAACTGCTTTCAAGTTTTTGAATCTTTTGAAACTCTTTTATACTCATACATAGGCATTGATTTACTTTGGCTTGTGCGTAGTAGCACGCATTGGCGATGAATCGTCTTGTTAATCAAGCGCTACCAGAACAAGGTCTTCAACATGTTTTTCGCGCGGTGTTTGCGGTTGACCGCAATCAAGTTTTTAGCTATATCAATACTCCTGTAGGTGAATTGCCGTTAGCAGACGAGCAATATCCCCATTTTACCGCATGGCGAAGGTTTCCTGGTGTTTATAAGCCTGAGACAGATATGTATGCTTACAGTCTGGGTCCTCTTGACCCTGAGATGTCGTTCACGAATTCTAACGTACGCAAGCAACACGAGCTTTTGTATTTTGCTGGTGTTGCAGCTTTTGAAGAGTTTCGCAGGTTGCAAGGCACTGCTTTACGTGTTAACGGACTCGAAGCATCAAAAGCTATGTACAAGGATATCTGTAAGATTTTTATGGATCCTATAGTTCGTACTTTTAAACAAGCGTACAACGCTTTTGGGGATCCAAGTTTACACGTTCCTCGTTTTGTAGGGCGTTAGTCCTGCCGCTTATGGTTAGGGTACCTGCCGCTTTGCACCCAACCATCAACCTTTAGGTTGTTCGTGTTATATAAAAAAAGAAAAAGTAGTGGCACTTCTATTACCCACTACTTTGTGGCACTGTGCCACAAATATTTTTTATATAATTGAGTGTAACGATAATTAGAAACCGGAGCCGCGTGCCTGTGCTGCGGTAGCTTTGCTGCTGCAGCACAGGCGCAGCGGCTTTGACTTCGCGCATTTTTATATAATTCTGAAAAGAATTTATAGGCGGTGGGCGCGCGTCAAAAATGACGATTTTTAAATCACATTTTCGTGTTCAAAACGGCATCATTTGGTAAGCGCAGTGAACTCATCTTGTGCCCATAGCGTGTGCGATCAGAACGCGCTATGTTTTGTTGCTTTATGCGCGATATTGCGTCCGGGAGGACGATCTCCCAATTTTGAAATCTCCCAAACTTTGGGAGGCCTCGTGAAAAAAAACTTTTTTTAATTACTAACCATTGTTGTTTATGCACATAGATGAGCATTGACAGCGATGTGGCCTCACAATTATCGGAAGATGAGCGTACAGTTTCAACCGGAAGTACCATCTTCGCAAGCAAGCGCAGCGGGCCACGGCCTGTTGGCTTACGAGCGGGAGGAGCACGCGCACGAGGAGGCAATGGAAGGCGAAGCCTCATTGATTCTCAGTGCGGAGCTTCCGGCGGTTCCTCCGATGAGTCCGAGTCGGATTCAGCCCGAGGTTCCGAAGATTCGCCGGTCCCGAAAAAGACCAAGTCTGGCCGCGCGAAGCGCGGCCGCCGCGAGCGACATTATGTCTTCACGCGGAATAATTGGGGACCCGACGACCTCGAGCGTTTCAACGGTCTTGTCGCCGCCGGCGTTGGATGTGTCTACATCTGCTTCCAAGGAGAAATTGGATCAAATGGACGGACTCCCCATCTTCAGGGTGTCGTGTCCTTTCTCCATGCCCGATCCATGTCAGCCGTTCAGGCCCTCCTTGGCGGACACGTGCACTTGGAGTTCATGCGAGGGACCATCCATGAGGCCCGGGCTTACTGCTGTAAGCCAGAAAGCCGCGATCCCAATGGACCCGAGTTCCGAGAGCATGGCAAACTTCCTGCTGGAGCTGGGGCGGGTCGAGGGCGCCGCACAGACTGTGCAGCGCTTGTCTCAGATATTAAAGCTGGACTTGGCCCCCGCGAGATCATTGAAGCGCATCCGGCCCTCTCCGTGCGATGCGCCCGAGGTATCGACGCAATTCGCCTCGCTTTTGCGCCCAGCCGAAACGAGCCCACTTGGCTCCATTGGTATTACGGACGTTCTGGCACTGGAAAGAGCCGCGCTGCGGCGCAAGAGAGCGGAGATGAGGCTTACTGGAAAGAGCCTGACAGCATATGGTGGTGCACCTATGATGGTCAAGCGGACGTCGTTATTGACGACTACCGCGTCATGCCCCACGGCATTACCTTCCGAGGATTGCTCAGACTCGGAGACCGATACCCTTTGATGACTCAAACTAAGGGTGGTTCACTCAAGTTTCGCGCGAAGCGCGTTTTTATCACCTCCCCCCGGAGCCCTGAGGAAACGTTTGTCAACGAGTCCGAGGACATGTGGCAGCTATACCGTCGTATGGCTGTTGTTAAGGAGTTTAAGGCTAACGACGAGGTTGTTACGCGTTATACGTTTGGCGATGTTTACGTTCCTCAGGCTAATGTTAATGTAGCCGGTTTTGTGCCTAATGTGTAAAGAAAGAATTTGGAAAATCACTTTATTTATCATGGCGATGCCCATGGATACTGCTTTTCAGAGCGCCGCCGAACAGGGTCGTAGAGTATTGACCCGTGCCCAGATTAATCAAGTGTTGAGCGCTAGGAGCGCTCGCAAGTTTCCTTACAGCACTTATGGGCGTAAGGTTTACCGACGCGGTACTCCCGCCGGCGTTGCCAAGTATGGAACGTCTCAGCGTTCCGCGACCCCTATGCAGCGTCAACAGCGTTCAATGGACGGTATCATTGGTTCAGGTGCGTATTTAGGTCGCACGTTAGGTGCTGCAGCTGGTTCTTATTTAGGCGGCGCTGCTGGTGCTGCGTTCGGCCCCGGTGGCGCTGCCGTTGGCAGTGGTGCTGGTTGGTGGGCCGGACGCATAGCTGGCAACGTCGCTGAAGACGCTTTGCTTGATTATGCTGTCCGTAAGGGCCCATCACTAACCCAAATCCCCACTGCTCTTTACCGCGGTGCAGGTGCTTATAAACGAGTTCGGGCTTATTCTGCTGGTCGCGTCAGTGGTTCTGGTGCGTACACTCAGACTAACACTCAGACCAACTCCCTTTTCAAGGGAGGCATGGGCGTTGCCCAGTTTGCTTCCACGTCTGATGAGACGGGTGCTTTGCACATTACTCATTGCGAGTATATCCAGGACGTACTTGGTACGGCTGACTTCACCAACAACGCGTTTCCCATTAATCCTGGTGATCCCGCGTTGTTCCCTTGGCTTTCGCAAATTGCCGCCAATTACGACGAGTATGAGTTTTCTGGACTTATTTTTACGTTCCGTTCTGTCACTGGTGATCTTGCCACCAGTACTGCTCAGTTGGGCACTGTTATCATGTGCACCAATTACAACGCCGGTTCCGCACCTTTTACCTCTAAGCAAGCTATGATGGAGTATGATGGTGCCGCTCGCGTGAAGATCAACGAGGATCTTATGTCCGGTGTTGAATGTGACAAGTCTAAAATGTCTGGCGGCGGTTCTTTGTTCGTTGCTTTAAACGGTACTGTCCCTGATGGGCAGGATTTGAAGACTTATTATCACGGTCTTTTTCAGATTGCCGTTAACGCCAGTTCTAGCACGGGTCAAATCGGTGAACTCTGGGTTTCGTATAAGGTTACCCTTCGCAAACCCAAGTTTGCTGTTACCATTGGTCTCCAGATTCCTACGTCTGTTTTGACCTTGGCTATGAATGCTAGCACCATTACAGTCAGTTCTGGTGCTTTGATCACTCCATCTCCGAATACCATTTATACAACTGTTGCTCAGTTCAACAATCTTGAAGATGTCAATTACACTGGAGGTGTTTTTCCTTCTTCTCTTCAAGTTGTTTCTCGCGGGCTGCCCAATGCAGCTTCGCTTACCAAAAACTATGCTGGTTGGCAGCTTCTTTGTACAGCCGGGTTTTTTCAGTTGTTCTATATGGTTCCGTCCTGGCTGCAGAACGGCACATACAAGGCTTCTGTGACTTTTAAGAACGTTGGTTCGGGTGGCACTCCAACTGGAACTTGGAGTGTTTCGCCTGCAGCTGCTGCTACTGGTAATGGACTTACTCTGTTGTCTAGCTACGTTCCCACGGCTTCTACCAGTGTGGTTGCCATTGAGAAATCTGCCACTGCCTGTGTTAGTATTTACCGTAGTCAACAGAATACTGGCGTTCCTCAGTATCTTCGTTTTGAGTTTCTTGCCTCTGCTGGAACGCTTCTTTACGGCGACGGCAGTGAGGCTGGTGTTGGAGTTTTCCAATGCGAATTTCTTCAAGTCAATAACCAGATAGCGTCTGTGTTACCAGCACCTTTGGCGTAGTTAAGCATAAGCTTGAAGTTGGTTTAGACGTACGGAATCTTCCGTTGTTGTAAATTGTTTCATAATTTAATGGAAAGGAGTTGCTTTCAACTTTTTGAATCTTTTGAAATTTTAGTATATTCAACCATTGGTATTGACTTGCTTTGGCTCGTGCGTAGTAGTACGCATTGGCGATGAACCGTCTTGTGAATCAAGCTCAACCTGAACAAGGTCTTCAACATGTTTTGCGTGGAGAGTTTGCAGTTGACCGCAACCAAGTTTTTAGTTTTATCAACACTCCAGTAGCTGAATTGCCGTTGGCAGACGAGCAATATCCTCATTTTACCGCATGGCGTAGAATTCCTGGTGTGTATAAGCCTGAGACAGACATGTATGCTTATAGTTTGGGTCCTCTAGACCCTGCCATGTCTTACACTAATTTCAACGTACGCCGTCACCACGAACGTTTGTATTTTGCTGGTGTAGCAGCTTTTGAAGAGTTTCGCAGGTTGCAAGGCACTGCTTTTCGTTCCAATGGACTTGAAGCATCAAAAGCTATGTACAAGGACATTTGTAAGATCTTTATGGACTCCATAGTTCGCTCGTTTAAATTGGCGTATAACGTTTTTGGGGATCCAAATTTACATGTACCTCGTTTCGTAGGGCGTTAGTCCTGCCGCTTATGGTTAGGGTACCTGCCGCCTGCACCCAACTATCAACCTTTAGGTTGTTTGTGTTATATAAAAAAAAAGAAAAAGTAGTGGCACTTCTATTACCCACTACTTTGTGGCACTTTGCCACAAATATTTTTTATATAATTGAGTGTAACGATAATCAGAAACCGGAGCCGCGTGCCTGTGCTGCGGCAGCTTGCTGCTGCAGCACAGGCGCAGCGGCCTTGACTTCGCGCATTTTTTTATAATTCTGAAAAGAATTTATAGGCGGTGGGGGCGCGTCAAAAATGCGCATTTTTAAATCACATTTTCGTGTTCAAAACGGCATCGATAGGTAAGCGAATTGTTCTCATCGTGTGCCCATAGCGTGTGCGGTCAGAACGCGCTATGTTTTGTTACGTTATGTGCGATATTGCGTCTGGGAGGACCATTATTGAAGTTTGATCTTCTCCCAAAGTTTGGGAGGCCTCGTGAAAAAAACTTTTTTTATATACTAACCATTGTTGTTTATGCACATAGATGAGCATTGACAGCGATGTGGCCTCACTATTATCGGAAGATGAGCGCACCGTGTCAACCGCAAGTACCATCTTCGCAAGCAAGCGTAGCGGCCCACGGCCTGTTGGCTTGCGAGCGGGAGGAGCACGCGCAGGAGGAGTCAATGGACGGCGAAGCCTCATTGATTCTCAGTGCGGAGCTTCCGGAGGTTCCTCCGATGAGTCCGAGTCGGATTCAGCCCGAGGTTCCGAAGATTCGCCGGTCCCGAAGAAGACTAAGTCTGGCCGCGCGAAGCGCGGCCGCCGCGAGCGACATTATGTCTTCACGCGTAACAATTGGGGACCTGAGGACCTCGAACGTTTTAACGGGCTTGTTGGCGCCGGCGTTGGATGTGTCTACATCTGCTTCCAAGGAGAAATTGGATCGAATGGACGGACTCCCCATCTTCAGGGTGTCGTGTCCTTTCTCCATGCCCGATCCATGTCAGCCGTTCAGGCCCTCCTTGGCGGACACGTGCACTTGGAGTTCATGCGAGGGACCATCCATGAGGCCCGGGCTTACTGCTGTAAGCCTGAAAGCCGAGATCCCGATGGACCCGAGTTCCGAGAGTATGGCAAACTTCCTGCTGGAGCTGGGGCGGGTCGAGGGAGCCGCACAGACTGTGCAGCGCTTGTCGCAGATATTAAAGCTGGACTTGGCCCCCGCGAGATCATTGAAGCGCATCCGGCCCTCTCCGTGCGATGCGCCAGAGGTATCGACTCAATTCGGCTCGCTTTTGCGCCCAGCCGAAACGAGCCCACTTGGATTCATTGGTATTACGGACGCTCTGGCACAGGAAAGAGCCGCGCTGCGGCGCAAGAGAGCGGAAATGAGGCTTACTGGAAGGAACCTGACAGCATATGGTGGTGCACCTATGATGGTCAGGCGGACGTCGTTATTGACGACTACCGCGTCATGCCCCACGGGATTACCTTCCGAGGACTGCTCCGACTCGGAGACCGATACCCTTTGATGACGCAAACAAAGGGCGGTTCCTTGAAGTTTCGCGCGAAGCGCGTTTTTATCACCTCCCCCCGGAGTCCTGAGGAGACGTTTATTAACGAGACCGAGGACATGTGGCAGTTGTATCGTCGCATGGCCGTTGTCAAGGAGTTTAAGGCTAACGACGAAGTTGTTACGCGTTACACCTTTGGCGATGTTTACGTTCCTCAGGTTAATGTTAATGTAGCCGGTTTTGTGCCTAATGTGTAAAGAAAGAATTTCGGAAATCACTTTTTTAACTATGTCTGCCATGGATGTTGATTCCGCTTTTCAGGCCGCGGCCGAACAGGGTCGTAGACCTCCTAGGCAAGGTCCGTCCTTGCCCCCTTCTATGATTAATCGTATTCTGGCTGCACGTAGTGCTCGCAAGTTTCCATATGCGCAGTACGGCCGTAAGGTTTACCTTCGCGGTACTGCTCGTGGCGTTGCTAAATATGGCACGTCTTATCGTTCCGCCACACCCATGCAACGCCAACAGCGTTCAATGGACGGAATTATTGGATCCGGATCATATATTACTCGTGCTGCGGGCTCCGCCGGCTCTCGCATTGGTGGCTATCTGGGTAATAAGATTGGACCAACTGGTTTTGGCGATCTTGGTAAGCTTGGTCGCACTTTGGGCGGCATGGCAGGGCGTTTCGCTGCAGGTCGTATCTTGGGGTCTGGTTCTTATCAGGTTGGCAATGCTCTTATGGGTGCCGGAAACGTGACTCGTCCCATGACCTCAGTTATGGATGAGACCGGTGATATCATCGTGTCCCATCGTGAATTTATTCAGGCTATTACGCCTTCTTCTGCCAACTTTCAGACCCAGTTCTTTCAGGCTATTAATCCAGGCCTGAGTGGTTTTGCGCCTTGGCTGTCTCAGATAGCTCAATACTTTGAGGAGTATGAGTTGATTCAATGCATCTTTGAATTTAAGAGTCTTGTGACTGAAGGCAATGCTACAGCAGCTGGCGAAGTTATCATTGCTACGCAATATAACCCCTTGAATTCCGCTTTTTACAGCCAAAGCAACATGGAAAACTACGATTACGCCATCAGCTGCAAGATGACTGACAGTATGGCTCATGGCGTTGAGTGTGACCCTTCCAAACGTGCTGGTGCTACTGCCGAATACATTCGTACTGGAGCTGTTCCAACCGGTCAGGATGCTAAGACCTATGACCATGGTGTCACTCAAGTGTCAACCGTTGGTGCTGCTCCTAATGTTACTATCGGCAACTTGTATGTGTACTACAAGGTTCGTCTTTCCAAAAGTAAGGTTTTGGTTTTAGGATCTCAGGCTGCTTTGCCCGTCAACTCTGTTGGTTTTGTTGCCCAAAATAATTCCGGTGCCATCACCGGACAGACAGCCAGAGATTTGTTGGGCTCTAGTGCTATCATTAACGCTGGCAACGTTACCTTTAATGCTTTGCAGAGTCCAGCATACGATCCTACTGGAGCGTTTTTACTGACTCGCATTACTCCAGTGGTTGGAGCCGTTGTTCAGCACGGTCTTCGTCTAACGTTTCCCAGTTGGGTTAACGCCGGAGTGTATCGGTTTGATTTGACCTTGGAAGCCCCCAGTGCTTCTGATTTCTCCGGTGGTGATGGTGACGTTTTTACGAACCCTTCCAACGCGTCTTCTATTTCGTCTGCAAGTTGGGCTGTGTCAGCTGTTCAGGCTACCCCAACTTTGCTTATTCAGACCGGGGGTACTGCCGTTAAGACTACGAGGGTCTTTACGTTGACTTTCGTTGTGACGATTAATTCTCCCCAAGGGACGGTTGCAACCGTTACAGTTGGCCAAACCTCTACTGTTGGGTCTAATGTTGCCTTGCTGAATACTCGACTTTCGGTTACTCAGCAAGCCTCCAACATGCCCACAACTCTTTAATTTGTTTCAGTTTGTTTCATATTTAATGGAGAGCGGATGCTTTCAAGTTTTTGAATCCTTTGAAACTCTTTTGTACGCATACATCGGCATCGATTTGCTTTGGCTGGTTAGGGTCAGCACGCATTGGCGATGACTAATCGTCTTGTTAATCGCGCTGAAGGTGCAGGTGGTGTTGAACATATACTCCGTAGAGAACATGATATTTCACGCGCACAGGTGTTTACTTATATCAACACTCCCGTTCGTGACAGTATCGAACATACTCCTCACTTTGCTGCTTGGCGCACTGTTCCTGGCGTATATAAGCCTGAAATGGATATGTACGCTTACAGTCTGGGGCCGTTAGATGACCCAATCGGTTACACTAATTTGAATGTGCGTGCTCACCACGAACGTTTGTATAATGTAGCGTTGAATGCTTTTAACGAGTTCATTGCTCAGCAGGGTACATGGAATCATGTTGCCGGTTTGGATGCGCAGAAATTCCGTTATAAGGACATTTGCAAAATGCTTATGGATCGTGAGGTCCGGAATTTTAAAGTTACCTACAACGTTTTTCGGGATCCGAATTTAGTTGTTCCTACATTTGTAGGTCGTTAGTCCTGCCGCTTGGGGTTAGGGTACCTGCCGCCTTGCACCCAACCATCAACCTTTAGGTTTGTTGTGTTATATAAAAAAAAGAATAAGTAGTGGCACTTCTATTACCCACTACTTTGTGGCACTGTGCCACAAATATTTTTTTTATATTGAGTGTAACGATAATACAAAACCGTAGCTGGGGTGCCGTGTGCTGCGGCAGCTCTGCTGCCGCGGCACACGGCACCCCAGCTACTCGCGCACCTTTATAATATTTTTGAAAAGAATTTATAGGCGGTGGGGGCGCGCAAAAAATGGACATTTTTTAGTCACATTTTCGTGTTCAAAACGGCATCTCTAGGTAAGCAAAGCGAACTCGTCTTGTGCCTATAGCGTGTGCGATTAGAACGCGCTATGTTTTGGTACTTTATGTGCTGAATTGCGCCTGGGAGAGCGATCTCCCAATTTTGAAATCTCCCAAAGTTTGGGAGGCCTCGTGAATTAAAAATTTTTTTTCTAACCATTGCTGTTTGTGCTCATAGATGAACAATAGCAGCGATGTGGCCTCACAATTATCGGATGATGACCGAACCGTGTCAACCGCATCTACCATCTTTGCAGCTAAGCGCAACGGGCCACGGCCTGTTGCCTTGCGAGCGGGAGGAGCACGCGCAGGAGGAGGCAATGGACGGCGAAGTCTCATTGATTCTCAGTGCGGATGCTCCGACGGGTCCTCCGATGAGTCCGAGTCGGGCTCCGCTCGAGGTTCCGAAGACTCGCCGGTCCCGAAAAAGACCAGGTCTGGCCGAGCGAAGCGCGGCCGCCGCGAGCGACATTATGTCTTCACGCGCAACAATTGGGGACCTGAGGACCTCGAACGTTTTAACGGGCTTGTTGGCGCCGGCGTTGGATGTGTCTACATCTGTTTCCAAGGAGAAATTGGATCAAATGGACGGACTCCCCATCTTCAGGGTGTCGTGTCCTTTCTCCATGCCCGATCCATGTCAGCCGTTCAGGCC